GTGCCTTATATGGAAACGTGTAAGGTGAAGATTGAGGATTATGAAGTAGAACAAATTTGGAGGTGTGTTTCAGTTGTTCGTTTTAACACACGCAAGAGAACATTATGGATGTAATCCGAGGAGTTGCACCTCGCTTTCCAACATTATTATAAGTACTATATTGTTCCTGTGATTTACTATCACTGGAACAATACGGGAACAGATAATTAGGATGCAGGAGTAGCTGCTTAGATTACATGGCGCTTGGCCCTACTGACACTTACGTTGTGACGGTAGCCCTTAAGAATTAGCGACGAATTCTTCAAGATTCTAGTCTAACCCTGCTTTATTATGCAGAATTGGAGATAGACCGCATTAGCTCTGTTGAGTGGTAGCTCCATGCCAACTCAACCCTAGGTTCTCTCATAGTTTAGCTTTTAGTGCCTTATATGGAAACGTGTAAGGTGAAGATTGAGGATTATGAAGTAGAACAAATTTGGAGGTGTGTTTCAGTTGTTCGTTTTAACACACGCAAGAGAACATTATATGTTTAACTCTTACGAAATGCAAAAAACAAATGTTACATCATATGATAATAAACATTACCAATTTCTTTATGAAATTGTTTATGTGTCTATCTCAATATTCTGTATTTTGAGTAGATGTCAGATAACTTCTGAGACTATTAAGTCTATAACTGCCAAACCCGAGGGTAACTTTGTTATTCCTCATGGTTTTATTCGACAATTCATTAAGATGTTGGGTAACCCCAAGATCTCTCTTGAATTTTCGAAGACAGATGTATACTTAAGCACAAAATCTTCAATAAACGGACCAGCGACTCTAACAGCAGTTGACTCGGCTCGAAATTTCGATGCCCGTCAATTTCTGTCTTTGTCAAGACTGACCTGTTCTAAAGGTTTTGATTATTTAGTTAAATTGATTTCATTAGGAAAGATTTCAGGTCCGGAGCCCTATTCCGCATCTAACGTGATGCGCATAGATCTCCCTATTCTGGAAAACTTTCCTTTATTTGACCCAGATTTCAAGGTAAGAGTGATGGCCATTTTTGACCATCCTTCTCAACTTGTTCTGAAGAAAATACATTCTGGATTAATGGGTATATTACGATCTATTCCTACTGATCGTACATTTACTCAAGATCCAAAATTTGAAATCGATTTGACTCAAAAGCTTTGATCGATGGATCTTTCAAATGCAACTGATAGACTTCCCGTTCAACTTCAATGGAAGCTTCTGTCTGAAATTATTGGTTACGAGCAATTTCTTGCTTGAAAACAATTAATGACGGACAGACTCTTTGAGTTTGGTACTGATGATTCGGTTGAATATTCAGTAGGTCAACCCATGGGAGCTTATTCTTCATGAACAGCTTTTACACTGTCCCATTGAATTGTCTCTTGCTAAGACACATGTTTCCTTGGATACATATGAATTTGCAAAAGATGAATTCAGGTTCGTGAAGAAGCGGTAACTGAAATTTTTACCGTTACCAATCAGCGGAATTATAGAAAATCTCTATAACCCTCTGACTGTGTATACGATATTTTTCAGTTATTCTTTTATGAAGGGTAATTTCTTACCTTATCGTGCTACTCTTAAGGAGTTTATCAAGGATCTATATAAGGACCTTAAAGTCATTAAGCACTCAAGTCTTACTTTATGTAAGATGGTTAAGAATAGTAAAAAGATCAATCTTGTTAGAAAGATCAAGAAAACTATTCTTCATCCACGCTTGAGTCTTAAAGATTTTAAGGGACTTTGTTTATTTGACTTCGCTTAATAAGCCAAGGGTTGATAACTGAGAGACAAACACGTGAGTTTGTCGCTGAGTACCTTCCCGGAAGCTTACATAACGTCCCTCCAGTAGAACTCATTTCTGAGATTCTGGAGTGGGGTTATAGAAGTCAAGTAAACTCTGTCGTACCTAAATTAGAGCAACTTGTAGACCGTGTTGGGGAGATGATGCACGGTTCAAGTGTTAGCCCTGATTCAGGACTTCCGTTGTTTGATTCGCTTCTGAATCGCGCTGTCTCTATCCGTCAAGAGTTTGATCAACCAGGTAGCTGGTTATCAAGACTTGATGGATTAGTGACAGTCGATATCGATTCAGTGCTTTTTCCATCTAAAAAGACAAAACCGATAGACCGATTGGTCCATGTTGGTAAGGCTTTGAAGAAAGGTATTCATAGTTAATACTATGAAATGCCTTCCAGTCTCAGTTCCAGATCTTAATTCAAGACAAGGTGCGGGTGTTATCATGGGAGAAATTGCTTCTCTTGTGATACAACCCAATCCATTCGATGAGGATCATCGCTATGAGTGCGATTTCCTCTTCGAAGGTTTTGAATTATGATTGAAACTTCAGATAGATACTCTCAAACAGAGGGATATTGAGATAGACCATATGGCTGCTTACGTTATGCGTAAGTAGGATTGTTGATAAGACAATCAATTTAACACGGGTTGTGG